CCAAGGCCCAACACGGGTGTGGAGACCGATCTCACCGAGAAAGGCTCCAATATCCGAGAAAGCTCCCGGACCCTCCAGAATATTTCTACCTGGAAGCTTCACCGCATTTTCCTCTTGTCTAAGGTACTCAGACACCTGCCATCGAAGAGACAGCAAATTTTCCAGTGTCAGAGAGAGACCAAAGGGGGAATTCCCCTTGGTATCTGTATACCCAAGACGAACACTACGGTTTTTGCGCAATGTTGAGGCGATAAATATAAACTCGAAACAGGCCCCGGTTGCCCTGGTGCAAGCACGACGCTTGATAGAAATTATCTTAGTAACACTCAGGATCGGGATCAAAAGGGTAAAATTTACACCTGTCGAGTTAGAAGGAGGCTCACTGTATCTCCCAAAGAAACAGTGGAGAATCGTACGGGACTGGAACCGGCTGGTGAAAAAGTTTGTCCGGGCAGTCCACGGGTCCGCTGACGACGCATGTAGATTGATGAAACAATGGTCCTATGAGTCGTTAGAACTATTGGGCGGCCGATCGCCAAAACCGTCACACGCAAACCTGAAAATATTAGCGGGTAGTCTCATCAAGGACGAGAACTTCCTGTTAGCGTTTTACGGTCTTGGCCGATCGATACCGAAGGGATTTCGTCCAGAAAAGGAAGGAGACCTAGAGGATTACCTCACCCGTCTCACAACCGAACCTAGACCTGTTAATCCAAAAGCCCTACGGACCCTTGAAAATTGGACCTACAAAATGGTATCAAGTGCGAGGCGACGGTTCCTTAGACGAACTGGGCGTGACCCAGCCGATCTTATGTCTACTGGAACAGTGAACAACTCAGCAAGCCTTGAGAACGGTAAAGCGAACGGAGGTGCATATAAGTACATAAAGAACATAGTCTTCAAAATGCACGCCGGGGCCAACGAGGCCCCCTCCGCGTCGGCTAGGCGGTGGGGAATGGCGACACAGAAAGCCATGGTGATCTGCAAACAAGATTGGTTTGAGCTGTCCCCCGACGGGAGGGCATACCCATTTGCCAGACCAGCTTTTCTGCCAGAGGCAGGTTACAAAATAAGAGGTGTAACCGTGTGCAACGCCGGATTCACCACCGCACTCCGACCTGTAAACCGAACACTCCTCCAGGTGGTTGAGGAGATACCAGAATGTAGGGTATTCCTAAGCGGGAAAGACCCCTCCACGCCGTTCAAAGAATGCATCATGAATGAGGCGTGTCAGTTCTACTCCGGTGACCTATCCAAAGCCAGTGACTATATACCATTTGATGTTGCGTACGCAATGGTAAGCGGAATTATACGCGCACTAGGCGGAATCGAAGATGATAGTTTAGGAAACCGGAGACCATGGATAGAACTGTTGAGGCTGGCAACCGGCCCCATGAGATTCGTCGAGGGTGGTGCAAAAGGTAACGCGCTCGAATTAAGTATCCGAGACATGCACCAAATGGGATCGTTCCACGTATCAGGAACGGTCACGAAACGAGGAATCTTAATGGGACTCGGGCCTACATGGCCACTACTTTCCCTACTTAATGTATATTGCGCCCGTAACGGGGGTCTAAAAACTAATCACGATACGGTGATTTGTGGGGACGACATCCTCGGATATTGGTCAGAAGACCAAATAAAGTCCTACAGACGGAACTTAAAGAGGTTCCGTCTAGTCGAAAACCGAGATAAGTCGTATCAGTCCCCTAGCATAGGTGTCATAGCTGAAAACATAATAAAAGTTTCCAAGGCACCTGACCACGACCGTTACAAGACTTGGGCTGAAATATCGGCGGAAGAGGACCGCAAAGAAAGACGATATACGTCGAGGGTAGGTCGATGGGTTAAATCACATATCCCTGCTGCAACGCAGCCGAGTGTGACGCCCCAAAGACGCATCCCTTCTACTGGGTCTCACTTTAGAGTACTCCGCCGGCCCTATCTCTCATGTATTACCCTTGCCAAACGAGTGTCTAGCACAGGCCGGCCACTAGATCCGGACCTGCCGCTCTGGGCTACCATTGGTGACGCAATGTATAATGTACATTGTCAATTGCGCACCGAATGGCAACGCGTGAGGGTAAGGGATGCGTTCTACACCTTGCACCCCAAGCCGATCGGTATCCTAAAGAAAAAGAAGATAGAACTTCATTTACCGAAAGGGATGGGAGGTGCGGGCGCACCACCGAGAGAAGTCGTACGAAAAGGCGACCGCTACGCAGCCGCCTTCCTCCTTAGTAAACGCGCCGACCAACGGGAGAA